TGCCGTCCGCAGCGATGTCCAGATAGTCGCCCACCTTCACGCCGCCCAGCTGGTCCGCCGTAGCAGGCGGCAGGGTGTACGGCGTGCCGAACTTGTCGTCGGCCTGGGCTTTGGTATACCTCTGATCCAGGGCGTCGCCGGTCGCCTTTGCGTCAGCCGGTGCGCCCGATACGGTCAGGGTCGTGTCAGTGGACACGATAACCTTTGCGTCGGCGGCACTCTTTGCAGCTGCTTCCTCGCTGACCTTTGCGGCAGATGCACTAGACGCGGCAGCAGTTTCACTGGCCGCTGCTTCTTCGGCACTGGAAGCAGATTCCTCGGCTTTCGATGTCGAAATACCTGCCTGCTCTTGCGCTGCGCTTATGGCGCTTGCAGTGGCGTCTTTGACTGTCTTGGCTGCTGCTGCGGCCTGTGCTGTGGCAGTTGCCGCCGCGTTTGTGGCTGTTTCCGCACTCTGAACAGCTTCTTCCTGCCGCGCGATAACAGCTTCGCCATACTGCTTCACATACTCAAAGCCCTGTGCAAGGGCTTCCCGTACTTCCACGCCGCGTTCTGCATTGCGGACTTCGGAAATTGCTTCGTCAAATGTCTTATCCAATTTATCACCCCTTTGCGGATGCATAGCCCTTCAGCGAGCGGCTCAGGTCATAGGCGTCACTGGCTTTTCGTGCGCTCAGGGCCTGCAAGTCGCTGACGCTGGAGAAATCAATGCCCAGCGTGAATTCTTTTTTGTCCGGCGCGTCCAAAGGCTCCACAAGCTTAGAGCACAAAAGCCAGGTGTTCACCCCGTGCGGGTTGGAGTAGATGTGTGTCATCTTGCCAAAGCCAAGGCGGGCGATATCCACGCCGGCATCCTTGAGGTCCACAGCCTTTACCGTGATTCCGTCAAGGTAACGCAAGTTTTTGGACAGCTCCGCGTTTGCGGCATCCAGAAGCGACTGCGTTGTGTTTTCGGTTCCGTCCTGCACAATGACCCGCGCGATGATGCCAAACAGCTTTTGCGCGGTGGCGTCGTTAGCGGTTGCCGTGATGGTGTTGGTTTTCTCCCACAAAAACCAGCCGGATTTCTTTTTTCCGACGGCAATGACGCGGGTGACAATATCCTCTGCTTTGACGTAGCTGCTCAGGTCGAGCAGGTTTGTGCCGAATGCGATGGGCTGCCCGTTTTTCTCCTGCACTTCCCGGACGTAGTCCAGATACCGGGCCCCGTTTTCGTGCCGGACGATCAGATAACCGCCGTATACATCCACAAGCTCATTTTGGATGACATCCCATGTAACGCCAAAATTTCGTCCATCGCCAAAGGTGTACCGTGGCGCAGAATCGTAACGGACCACGGAAGAATCCGGCAGGGCTGCACCGTTGAACAAGACGGCATAGCCGTCTCCCTGCTTTTCGATTTTCCAATTTTTCGAGACCGTGTCTTTGAGATCGTATTCCGTCTCAGGCGGAAGGGATTTTGAGTGCGTGGCGCATGTGATATCCGGCGTAACCGTTCTTTGCGTGGCTTCGTGCGTCTGGCCATCTCCGTCCAAGGGCAGGGCCACATTTACGCTCACGGAAAACAGGCCGTTTCCTGTGCGCCAGATATACCCGTTTATGGAAGAATCTGCATGCTTTTCATTCAGCGTCCAGCTGTACGCGGATGGATCCGGGGCCGTGTCATCATCCGAGTAGCCGGCTTCATATTGGCTTACAAGCTGTACGCCGGACGAGGTATAAAGTCCATATTCATACCTGTAATCGCCGTCACTATCCGGAGTACCCGCCATGTATTCCAGTTTCATCACGCAGTTATGCAACTCTGGCACCACCACACTGGTGCTCGGAAAGCCAACATTTCCACAGGTAAACGCTTTGTATGCGTCCACCATGCCGGTATGGTTTTCCAGCAGAAACGCAAGAAACTGCTTGATTGTCACGTCTTTGGCTGTATATGGCGCAACAGAGCTGTCGTTGAGGTAGGCCAGCTCTCCCTCGCAAAAGACTTTTTGACGCAGCATAAAATCCTGCTCATGGCTCATGGGCCTGCCCTCCCAGATGCGCACACCGTCTTGTTCTACGGACACGGTCGTGCGCATTTTTTGCAAAGCTGAGTGGGCCACATTGCCAAGCGGCAGGGTGAATTCCAAGCTGCCGGCCTTGCTCACCTCCCGTGTCAGAGTTGGACTGATGAGCTTTTTTGTGTCCGTGTAGTCCGTTGGGTCGTAAATGCAGGTCTTTGTCTTCCACACGTCAACGCCTGTCTGGACGCCCGCATAAACTTTATAGCTCATAAGCTGCCCCCCAGATATCGGATGCTGATGCTGCAATCCGCAGACGCCGCAAAGATGAGAGTACCTACAACGCCATCCGGCATATGCAAGCCCTCAATGTACTGCCACTCTGTAGACTTTGCAAGGATGCCAACCTCAAGGCCATTGAGAGACACCGCAATGTCGGCAGCGTCCTCGCTGCGCTTGAAGTAGATGCCCGCCGCTCTTGGTGCACCGGTGATGGTTACGGTGATGTCCTCGTTGGCTTTGAGCTGGATATCCGTATAATTGCGGATAATTGCCGTATCAAATACAAGGTCATCCCACAGCCAGTCATCAGAGCCGTCGTATACACTGCGCTTGAAGGGGTCGCAAGTGCCTGTAATCGTAAACACACAGTATAATTCGTCCTTGCTGACGGACACATCCCACAGCCCCTCCCAGTAAAAACTGGGGTCATTGTCGAATTTACACTGAAGCCATTTTCCGTGGATGGCGTTTGCGATAGTGCTGTAGAGGTTCTCCCACTGCTTTTTCGGTGCAGTGCACTTGAGCTCCATGGTAATGGTGCGCTTTTTGTAGTGTGGCCTGCCGTCCAAAGAACTGGTCAGGTTGAGCAGGGTATCAGACCCCGGCACCTGCACAAGGTAGTCATCCACCTCAGCAGGGCCGATTTTTGGGCTTCCGACCTTGAGATACAGCCCCCAGTCTTTCAGGGTGTGGAAGTTGCCAATTTGTGCGCCCAAAAGTTTGCCCATTACACACCCCTCGCTTTCCTCGTCACGGTCACACCGATGCGCGCGTCAACATTTTGTGCCATTCTGGGCGAAATGACGCCCACCAGCTCGCCAGAATCCATGACCACCTGACCGGTGCCAATGGCAGGCAGATGCTCGTCCAGAAGCTCCTCGATGCGCTCCAGAATGCTGGTCTGCTTGTCTGCGTGGCTGCTCTGTCCGATCACGCGGTACTGCATCGCAGACCGCGTAGAAAACTCGCTCAGGCTGTCGTAAACGCCCACATCGTCAAACGGGCTCTTGTAATTATTGACCGGGTCTTTGCTCTTTTTGTTTTTGGCCCACAGCGCAAGCCCGATGCCGCCAGCTGCAGCGCCCGCAGCGCCAACGCCCAGAATCAGGGCAAGGACGGGGTTCGCTGCCACAAAGGACACGATGCCGCCCAGTGCAGAGGTGATGCCGCCTGCCATGCCGGAAAAGCTCTGGACGATGCTGCCTAGTGCTCCGCCCACGCCTCCGGAGCCTGCAAGGCCCTGCACGATCTCAGAGAACGCCTTTACAGACGTAGTGGCGCCATCCACTCCGGCAGTAATGCCGTTTGTGAAGATGCTCTGGATAGACCCCAGCGCCTTGCCGATGCCACCGCTGAAGTAGCCCTCATTGACTGCGGTCAGCGCGTCCGCAAGCCACTTAGAGATCACGTCACGCTGATCCTGCGACACTTCGCCCCAGATTAGATTGACAAAATCCAGAGCGAGACCGCCCCAGTCGCCATTTTTGGCGTCACTAAAGGCGCTTTTTACCAGCCCGAAAATGCCCTTATCCAGCTGGCCGGAAGCCTCACTCAGCTGCTGGTCAATGCGGCTCTGGGTGCCCTTTACGCTCTTGTCGATAAGAGTAGAGGTCTCGTTCACCTTATCTTCGATTCCGTCGATGTAGGTGATGATCTTCTCGTAGGTCTCCGCGCCGTTCTTTCCGATGCGCTGTCCGGTCTCTGTGACGGTCTTCTTGATATGCTCGCTGCCGTCGGCGTATTTTTCTGTAGCTTCCTGGATTTTGGTCGTGATGCCGTCAAAGGTCGTTTCTGCAACCTTGGTCAGGGTGCCGGTCAGGGTCTTGGACATATCGGCGTAGACCTTCTTGGTCGTGGTGCTTATCTTGCCGTTCGCGTCCGTGACTTTCTTGGTCACAAGCGTATAGGTAGTAGCAACGCCGTTGACCATCTCTTTGCCGGTCTCGGTGGTGGTCTCTGTAACGCGGTCTTTGATGTTGCCCGCTGCGTCCTTTACCTTCTCCTGCAAGGTCTCAACGCTTGTAGTCACGGCGCCAAGCGCGTTCTGTGCGGTGGTGGTTGCAGTATGCGACACGGACGCAATGACGGTTTCGGTCTTGGATTTTGTGCCGGCGCTCTTGCCGGAGGAACTGGAAGGACTTGTAACGATGGAGCTGCCGCCGCTCGCGGCCGCTGCTTCTGCTTGTCGCTCAGACCAGCTTTTGTTGCTTACGCTTTTGCCGGAAAGAGCGTTCTGCCGCAGCCGGTTCCTGTTGCTTTGCTTTTGCTGGTCTGACTTGTAGTCCTCGTAGCTGTCGTACCCCGCATAAGCATTTTTGCCCAGTGCCTTGTTCAGATAGTAGCTTGCCTTATCCAGTGCACTAACAGCCGCGCTGCCAAGCTGCCCAAACTTTTTGATGATGGCACTGATGGGATTATCCAGTTCAAGGATTGCGTTTCCGAGACCTTTCCAGCCGTCTTCCTTGTAGGCTTCCTGCGCTGCGACAACCATGTCGTTCAGGTGGCCTATCACAACACCGATGCCGGAGGAAAGGTCGCCTGTCATAAGTCCAGCCAGCTGGCTGACGTTATCCTTCAGGGTGGATATACGCCCGTTCATGGTCTGGCTCTGGGTGTCCATGGCGTTATAGTAACGCCCACCCTCCTCGCTGGCTGCGATAAGAGCCTGAGACAGCAAGTCATAACTGATGGTCATGTTCTGGACTTCCTGCACCGATTTGCCGGTGTAGTCTGCCAAAATCTGATAGATATTGATGCCCGCATAGGCAAACTGCTTGATGTCTATCGCTGCAGCTTTGCCCACGTTTGCGATCTGCTGCAGGTTTGCAGCCATGCGGGATAGTTCGGCGTTGCCGCCGCCAGTTGCGGAAACTGCATCGCCCAGTGCATTGATGACCTTGCGGGAATACGCAGCATTTTCGCCTGCGCTGATAAGCAGCTGGTTTGCCTGCGTCAGGGATGCCACGTCAAACGGGGTGCGGGCTGCGTCCTCCTGAATTGCCTGCATGGCTTCCTGTGCGGCCTGTGCGCTGCCCAACATATTGGTAAAGCCGGTGGTGTACTTTTCTATCTGGGCGTTATAAGAAATGCCCATCTCGACAAAGCCCTTTGCAAGGCCTACCGCTTTTGTCCCAAGCGAGGTAAGCATATTTGCAAGGACAGTCGCTTTTGCGCTGGCTGCTGCAAACTGGTTTGCCATGCCTGAAACGCCGCTCCCGGCGGTGTTTGCGCTACGGTTCAGCGAGTTTGCGGCGCTTTGCGTCTCTTTTCTGGCCTGCTCGATGCCATGCTCATACTTGGAGGTATCAAGCCCCAAAGTGGCCATCAAATTAAAAATGTTCAGATCCCACCACCTCCGTTCTGCTCTGCGGCTTTTTTACTGTCTGCAAGGGTCTTTTCCCAGCACTCCTGCGCTTCCTCCAGCGTAGTCTCGTGCCTGCGCTCAGATAGTGGCTTGTCGTACTCTGCCATGATCTCGCTGAAGGGCTTCTCCACCGGCTGACCAAGAGATACAGCACAAAGATAAAGCATATCAGCCGTGTACAGCTGGTATGCTCTTGTGCGCTGCTGTTCCCGCATCTCGCTGATTACGAACCAGACGAAATACTTTAAGCCGTATGCTCGGAGATGCTGGAGGTCGGCTCGGCAGACGTAGTGCCAAAACTCAGGCCGTTCAAGTCTGCCAGCGAGGACAAAAAATCCTGCACGTCTTTCTGCATCACGGACTTGGTAAGTGCAGTAAACGCCTTGGGCAGGGTGTCTTTTTCGCCCTCTTCCAGCGTGTACAGCTGGTGCAGGGCGTTCACGGTGCGCTCAGGGTCAAGTTTCATCAGAGGCTTGACAAAGTCCAGCGCAGCAAGCGCAAACTCTCTGGGGGTCAGCTTTTTCTTGCTGCCTTCACTGTTCTGCGGCTCTGCACCCAGCATCTTCAGGGCGTTTGTAACAATGGTCTCCCGGGCTGCCTTGGTCTCCGGGTTGTTCACGTTGTCCTTTGCGTCCATAACCATGCGCGTGATGCCGTCCACCGCATCATACAGCTTGGGCAGTGCTTCCACGGGGTCAAGATTGATGGTAAGGATCATTTATTCTGCCTCCTTGACGTAGAACTCCATAGGCACCTTGCTGGTGTCTTTCATGTCGTAGTGCCCCTTCAGGCTCAGTGTGATGTTGCCCTTGCCGTCCTTGGTGGTTTTCAGCTCAAGACCGCCATCGCTCGCGGACTTCATCAGCTTGACCGCAGCATAGCCACCGCCGATCAGGTTTCCATGCCACCAGATATCCTGGAAGTCCGCTTCCTCGTAGTCCTCGCGCACTGTGATCTTGTTGGTTTCAACGTCCGCAGCGCCAAGCGACAGCTTGATAGTGTCGGCACTCACGGTCATGCAGGTGACAGACAGTCCGCAATCCCAGCTTGTGATGTGCTTGAGCTGGTAGGTGTTCTCGGGCACTTCGTCCAGATCCTCGCCAAGGTCAATGGTGTTGGGCTTACATGTGATGGAGATGCCGCCGGAGGTCAGGCAGGCCATGTCCTCTGCCTTGATAGGAGTGGCTTCTGTCGGGTCGAAAGTCTTGAGCACCGCACCCGCCTGAAACTGAAGCTTTTTGAAAGCATCTGCCGAAATGGCGTGATACATTTTTGTCATGCGTTATCCTTTCTCACACCACAAAGGATGTGACGTCAAAAGTAAGGTATGTGCACAGGTACTTTTCCGGCGGGTTGTCCATAGACTGCGCCCACGGGTTGCCTGCGCATAAAAGGATCGCGCCGCCCTCGCACTCGATGGTAAGCCCATCGCCAAGGGCAGCGCGGATCTCGTCTGTTTTGCGGATGATGGGCAGCTTTCCGCCGTCCACCGGATACCACAGCCGCGCGTGGAAGGTGCTGCTCTCGTCAAATCCTTTGGGAATGACCGGCAGCACTGTGATATAGGGCAAGGAAGCGCCCTGCGGCACAAAATCCTCCGGGTACACAGGAATATCAAACAGCACAAAAAAGCTGTTCAGCGCCGTTGTAATGGCTTCTGCTGTGCCCATCAGGTCAACACCGCCTTTTTGCACTGGACAACTGCAAGGTTCATCCCGCTTTCCGCCGGAGACAGCTTGTCTGCGCTGGCAGATGTGACCTCGAATACCTGCGCGTCCTCCAACCGCTTGATGCGGTCGAAGGGGGCGAGTTGAACGCCCTTGTCAACGTAGATCGAATAGGTGGAAGCGGTGCCCTGCTGCTCGGCCTGCTGTGCCTCAATGGTGGTGTCGTGGCGTTCTACGCCCTCGAATTCCAGCCCCGGCACCCATGTGGTGGTGGAGCCGAACAGCCCATCAGAAACGAGCTTTTTTTCCAGAAAGCAGAATTTCCGGCTGAAACCGTCCATGACGGTGTTTCGGACAAAGTCGTTGACTGCCATTACAGTTTCCTCCATTGGTTGATCTCCTTGCGGTACCGGGTCAGACCATCCGCAGGGAGTCCGTCGGATCCGGTCGCCATGGACCCGGACCACCCATTGAACGACTGCGACACATACACGCCGCCGGACGGGAGCGCCTTGTCGTGTGCGTCGATTTTTTCAGCCAGCGCCACAAAAGCAGGCGGCACCCGCATGGGCTGCACTGTGCCGTTGAAGGTCTCGGCGGTGAGGTCTCCGTCCCCGGCCTTGTGCACGCCGTCATTGAAGATGGATCCGCACACGAGGAAATACTGCCCCGGCACCGCCCCGGCGGGCACGGTGTCCGGCTCAAAGGCAAACTCACCTGCAATTGGGTCGTCTGCCCGGTCAAAGAAATTGTGCGTGTAGGCGCACAGCTCAGGGACGGTCATGCAAAGTCACCCCCTTGCAGGTTAGACCGATTCACCCGGGGTAATGGTCTCGACAGCGATACCGTCCAGATACTCAGCAAACAGGGTCACGCCCATAATGGCGTAGCTCTCGGAGGTTGCGGTGCTGTAGTTTGCCTGAGTGTGGAAGCCGATGAGGTTGCTTGCCTCGCCTGCGGTCCGGTAGACCAGACCTGCGCGGGCAAACTCGCTATCCGCAGGATCCACATAGTACATGACGATGTTGTCTACCGGGGTGGCAATAACCTTTCCCTTCGCAATCTCACTGTCGGACAGCAGGAAGATGGTGTTGTAGCCCATGAAGTCCTTGATGTACTGGAAGCCGAACTGGTTCTGCACGGTGATATTGGCATTGCCCAGATAGTCGTACACGTCCATCACGTTGACAAAGCCAACAACGCCGGTCACGGTACGATGCATGGTCTTGAACTTGTTCTCGACCGCGCCCTTGGCATGTGCCAGCGCCATCTGGAAGGTCTTGGGAGTGCCCTTCAGGGTGCCGGTGTTCAGGAACTTGTAGAACTTATCCGTTACCAGAGCGGTCAGGTCGTACAGGAACTCATCATCGGTCTTCTGCACGGCGACATCGTAGCCGTAATTCTGGATCGCCTCAAGGGTGACAGACTTGCCGTACTTGTCGATGGTGATCTTGCCGTACTCCTTCTCCTTGACGGTGTACTTGCTGAACGGGATCTCTTCGCCCTCGCCCACGGTGCCGCTCTGCAGGGTGCCCTGTGCATACTTGCTCTTGAGCACGGTGCCAGGCTGCATCCGGATGGGGCGCATGATGCCCAGAATGGTGCGCAGATGGTCCCAGTTGCGCTGGAAACGGGTCACAAAGTCGATTTCACGCGCGGCTACGGTGATATCGGTGGTCATGGTGATATTTTCTTTTGCTGCCATGTATTAGTCCTTTCCGCCGCCTGTGAACAGGTCGGCATTTGCTGCGATGGCCGCCTGGCGTTCGCCAGCGTCCTTGATCGCAAAAATTTGGTCTTTGGTCATTTTGGAGCCGGTATTGGTGGGCGGGGTGTCCACCTTCGCGCCGGTGGTGGTCGTAGTGCCTACGAAGTCGCCCCAATCAGCTTTCAGGCTGTCGGTGTGCTTCTTGGCGTCCTTGACTTCGCCCTTTTCGTCCAGTTCCAGTTTGTCGATGTCCTCGCCGGACAGACGCACGACCCGGTCTGCGTACTTGTCCAGCACCCCGGCGGTCTTCAGCAGCTCCCGGAACTTTGCTTCCTTGGCTGCGTGGGTGTCCTTCTGGGTCTGCTGGGCCTTGTAGTCGGCCAAAGCCTTTTCCGCAACGGTCTTGCTGTTGGCAGCGGCGTCCCGCTCCTTCTCAGCCTTGGCGGTCGCGGCCTTGGCGTCATCCAGCTGGTTCTGAAGAGCGTCCGTTTCGGTGTGCAGCATGTCCAGAATCTTCTTCATCTTGCCGCTGACGTCCACGGTATCATCCTCCAGAATCGCGCGGAGGTCTTTTCTTTCAAGTGCCATGTGATAGTCCTTTCTGCCCTTGCTCGGGCTGCCATGCTTGGCAATAAGGTTTATTTGCCGGACGTGCTGCCGGTGTGGTGCCGCTTGTGGGGCTTGAACCCACGGCCCCCGGATTAAAAGTCCGGTGCTCTGCCAACCTGAGCTAAAACGGCATAAAAAAGCGGTTGGCGCACAGCGTCAGCCGCTAGATATTGAGCTTTCAGCAGATAATGCAATAGAATGACAGATAGACCATAGCCACCAAAACGTCAATACCGATAACGGCATACCACGGTGGTTTCTTTGCAGTGGCGATGGCAAGAGCATTCCAAACGGCAAAATTCAAAAGGAAAAACACAATCGTTCCTATCATTGCCATGACGATTTTTTGTTCTTGTGGGTTTGGGCTCACTTTTTTATACCTCTTTGTTTCCTTCTTCCACTGCGATCTCTCGCAGCTCATCAATGTGATCCTCCACCGCTGGGCGGAGGAACGGGCGGGCTTTCATGCCCCGGGTAAAGTGCCACTTGCCGTTGAAGTCCTTCCAGACCCACGGCGTTTTGCGTCCGTTGCCCTTCTCGGCAAAGATGCCCGTTCCCAGCTCCACATAGACGCTGTAAAATAGGTTGCTGCCGATAGTCACGGTCTTTTTTGCAAGGTCGAGGGCAAAGGTCAGGCTTTGCTTGAGCGCGCCGCCCACGTAGCCCTCAATGCCAGTGCTGTCTGCCGTGCCTGTGGGCACAAGCAGCTGGGCATAGTCCTGCACCTTCATGCCCCAGATGGTAAGCACCCGCTCTGCCCATGAATCCAGTGCCTCAAGCAGCCGCGGGGTGTTGTCGGTGAATTTGATGTTGTATTCAAATTTCATGGCTGTTCAGATACTCCACAATGGCACGCTCCCGGGCGGACAGCTCCCATTTTGTGGCCGCATCCCTCTCAGCCGCAGCGCGATCAGCCGCAGCGCGATCAGCCGCAGCGCGATCAGACAGCAGCAGGCCGCCGCCAAAAATAGTTTTTCCCGTGGAGCGTTGTGCATCCAGCGCATAAATCGGAGCGCAGTCCTTTTTGTGAATTTTGAAATCCACACCGTAATGGCTGTATCGTTGAAGCAATGCAGCCGTCACAATATGATCTGGGTATGTATACTTTGGCAGCTGTACCGTTTTGGTGCGTCGCAGGCGTTCCACCTCATCGTTTACCAGCTTCGTCAGGCGAGGCTCGGTCTGCGCTATGATGTCCCCGCCGTAGCTTGTCACAAAACTTGTTCGGACGATTGCACCGTTTTCGTACTCGATATTACAGTCGCAAACGATATGGTTCATTCGCGTAGTATTTGCCCTTCCAGAAAACGTTGTCAAAGATGGAGCGAACAGGAAGAACGGAATGCCACGATCGAGATAGAATCCGCAGATTCGAGACAGGATTGAAAACGGTGGGTTGTCCAGAACAACAGCGCCCTCCGGGTAGTCGAAATTCTCATAATCGCCGCCGGGGTAAAATGGCCTCACAATTTTGGCCGGGTCGATGCCGTACTCCTTGCAAGCCCAGTCCCGGATAACAGCGTACACGCTGGGCGGTGTATAGCAGTCGTCCGTGGTCTTTTTCGGCTTGAACTTCTCCACAAACTCTTCGTAAGACTCACCTGCTGCCATCGTTGGCCTCCTTCTTCTTCTTGCGCTCTTCTGCCCACCACATTTGCTCGGCTTCCTTGCCGCCCTTGGATTTATACCACTCGGTGTAATCCATGACGGGGGTAATCTCTTTGGTCACATTGTCCCGCTGCATGGCGTTCTGCCGGGGGTACTTTCCCAGTGCAGAGGACAGCACACAGCGGCAGTGGTAAACCATCTCCGGGGCCGCGTTGGGGTCTCCGGGGCGCTGAATCTCGTAGCCCATGACCTTGAAAGGCTCGTCAAGCTCTGCCGTCTGCTGGTCAAGCAGGCGATGCATCTCACGGGTTCGGTAGTCGTGGGTGGAGTTCCACCGCTTTTTGACCTCGATGCCCAAAGCCTGGGCGTTTCTCATCTGCTGCAATGCCCCGGCGTTCTGAGCGACTGTGAGCGCCGTGATGGCGTTGTTCATGGCCCAGTGGATCTCTGTGTCTGCCATGCCGTTCACTGCCTGCACGGCGATGTCGTGGACGCTTTTGCCCTGCACGATGCCCTGCATGACGTAGCGATTGAACACCCGGGCGTCATAGGTGCGGTTGCTCTCGCTCTTGATGCGCTTGTTGGGCACCATGCGGGGGTTCTCCTTCAGCAGGAGCTTGACCGCTTCGGTGTTGTACAGGGTCAGCCCGAACGTCACGCCTGCGGCCTGTTCCAGCTCGTAGAACGCCCAGTTTGCGCCAAAGGAAAAGATGTTGTATTGCTCGTCCCGGGCCAGCTTGTAGGCCGTCTGCTGGGCCGTGGTGCAGGTCTGGGTGATGCCGTCCAGCTTTGCCCGCATCAAATCAGATTGAAAGACCTGATTTTGCAGCCAGATGCGGTAATCCTCTTCGGTGATTTCGCCTGCATCCAGCTGCGCCCGCTTGCGCTCGTCCAGCGCTCGGTACTTTCCCAGGAACTCGGTGAGCTGCTCGGTCATCTCCCGGCGGGCAGTGCCGTATACGCGGAGGATGCGGCGGCGCAGGCGGTTCAGCTGGCGGGTAGAGATGCGGTCACGGTCGGTTTGTTTCATGGTCGTCTCTTCCGCTATAGCGGTCTCGAAACACTAGGTCATGCATAATTTCGGCCTGTTTTTCAATTTCGTCCTGAGATTTTGCGTTCAGTGCGTTAATAAAAGCCTGAACAAGCGGGTAGTCTTCATTCTTACTCATCATTATTGTCCTCCTCCGTTGTTTCTCTCGCCGCGCTCTCAGCCATCAGCGCCGCCCGGGCCTTTTCCTTTTGCTCCGGGGTCAGGTTGGGCAGCAGGTCAATGGCCATGTCCTGCCCGATGATCGCCGCCTCGGAGATTACTGTGCTGACCTGCTCTGCGGTGTTTACGATCCGGCTCCGGTTGAATGTCGGCGTTGCGCTGCCAAAGCCAGCCAGCGCACAGATCTGACGAACAAAAGGCTTGATCTGGGCCTCGAAGTCGTCTGCGTTCTGGTTCAGGGGCTCATAGGCCGCATCCAGATGGTCGTTGGTGCTGTTTGCGCTGACGCAATGCACGTCCAGACCGCCGAAATCCTCATAGACCCGGGTGTGCAGCAGTTCCAGCAGGGCCTGCCGGGCAGTCACCGGCACCTCGCTGGTGTATGGGGTGATCTTGCCGCCCTCGCTGGTGTCCGCCCCGGCGATGTGGTACAGGTTCAGCTTCGCAAGGAACTCCTGCAGCTCATCATCGGTCATGCCGTTGAAGTTTTCGCACAGCCAGTAGATCTGTGCGCAATCCTGCAAGTCGCTGCAGAAGCCGGACGTCACCAGATCGGTGTTGTCGATGTAGGCTTTCAGGCCTACGAGGGTGCTTTGATGCAGGTCGGAGCCCCACAGCGGAACTACGGGCAGGCTGCTGTAGTTTTCCCCCTCCACGCTTTCCAGCCCGCCGCCTGGAGTGGAGACGGTCACGCTCTTGTATGCCTGCTTCGGGGCTGTCTCCTGCATAGTGTTGCCGATCCTGCTTTCCGTGTACTCTGTGTAGCCGTCCTCTTCGTACAGGACATAGTGCATATCCGTGTCCGGGTTCAGCCGCCAGAACCGCACCCCGGCCCGCATAGAGCCGGTGGTCTCATCGTACAGGGGCGCAAACTCGGTCAGTTTGAACACCACCAGATGGTCGTTGTTCCAGAAGCCAAAGCTCTCACCGTGGATCAGGGCAAAATATCCGGCCTTCTGGATCTGCTCGTCAAATTCAGCCCCCAGTTTTCCTTTGTCCACGTCCTTATCCGCAAAGGTGACGCCGTTTCCCAGGGAGTAGGTGGCACGCTGCTTGTTGAGCCGCCGGAACAGATTGCTCTTGACCATATCGGGCCGTGGAACATCCTGCCGCGTGTTCTTGGAAAGGCGCTTCAGCATAAAGGCGTAGGCTTGGGAAAAGCGTTCCGCGCCCGGGTTTTTCTGAGCGTCGTACAGGTCAGCGTCCAGCGCCATCCTGTAAGGGCCGGAAGCACAGTGCTGCTGCACGAACCGCCGGACAAAATCAGCCTGTTCCCCGGCGGCTTGCGCCTGCTGAAAGGTCTGGAATGTGTATACAGTGCTCAAAATCAATCCCTCAGTTTCACAAGGCGCTTCGTGCGCACAAAATATCGGATAGCGTCCATACAGTGGTCGTTGACCTTCAGCACGGCGTCGTCTTTATCTGGGTCCCAAGCGTACACGCCGAACTCTTCCAGCGTGTGCTTGCAGTCTTTGTATATCTTCAGCCGCCCGGTCTGCAGCATGGTCTGCACGTCCAGAATGCCGCTCAGAACGTCGTTGTTTGCGGGGGTCTGAGTAAAGCCGTTCTTGCGCAGTTCCGTAATCAGGGGCAGGGCCGAGGGGTCTACTATGACCCTTTCCGGCTTCAGGCCGTTCAGCCACGATTTCAGGTCTGTGACGTACTCGCCCACGGTCTTTTGCCGCTTCTGTTCGCGGCCGCTGTAGTAGTACTCCCGGGTGACGATCCAGCAGTCTGCATCTGCCTGTTTCTGGAACAGCAAAAAAACCGTTGCGTTCTGGGTGCCGAAGTCACACGCCACATAGGCACTCTTTGGGGACAGTTCCGGCAGCTCATCAACGACATGCTTTTTTCGGTCGAACATGTCATATACAAGGCCCTCTGCCACCGTCCACAGGCCCAGAATGTAGCGCTGATAGAAAACCCCGCTGTACTGGCTGCGGTATCTAGCCTTGATGTCCTCGGAGAGTGACAGGTTGTCGTCCATCGTAAAGTGGAGGTACATCATCTTGCGGGAACGGCATTTCCGCACCCACTCGAGATAAAACCAATGCTGTGGGCTGCCCGGGTTGCAGTTGAACCAGAATTTTGACCCGGTGACGGAACAGCGGGCAGTGGCCTGATTGACAAAGCTCTGCGGCATCAGGGCCACCTCGTCAAAGAATGCCCCAGCCAGAGTGATGCCCTGGATCAGGTCTTGGCTGCTCTCGTCTTTGCCGCCGAAAAAGTAAAACTCGTTGGATTTGCCGCCTTTGCTGACGGTCATGAAATTTTCTGCCCGATGCTCTTTGACATTGTAGCCACGGGCTGCAAGCTGCTGCTTGAGCGTGCCAAGCACATTGCGTCGGAAGCTGGCAATGGTCTTGCCGCACATGGCAAACTGCTGGCCGCTGTAGCAGGTCATAGCCCACTGGACAAAGGAAAAGCTCATGGCAAAGGTCTTGCCCGAGCGGATAGCACCATCGGCAATGATGCCGTTGTAGCCGCTGTATGCGCTCTGCGGTGTCCACCAGCTCAAGACTTGCTTTTGCCGCTGGCTGAGGGCTTTCCAGCGAAAACCGTTACTTTTCCGCATGGTCGTCCTCTTCCTCTGGCAGCATACTCACGTCATCCGGGGGGCTTATGTCTGCGGCAGCGCTCAGAGCCTCAAGCAGGCCATCGTCTGGGGTCTCCGTATCGCTCTGGCCGTCTAGCACGGCAAACTTGTCCACGATGGTGCCAAACGCTGTGGACAGCTGCGGCAACGTCGCCTCTGCTATCTTGTCCGGGTCCGCCATCGCTTTCAGGTACATTCCGAGGAGCTCTTGGGCCTCGTTCCGTTTGCTTTCCAGATAAGAAAGCATATCCCGGGCGTTGCCCTCTCTTTTTTCATCGCACAGTCTCGCACAGTCCGGATTTTCCTTTACGATCTTCCGCACGGTACTCTCTGCGACATCGTTCAGCTTGGCGGTCTGCACATAGTTCTGCAGCATCACATAGTCAGCAATGATCTTCTTTTTCTGCCTGTCTGTCAGCCGCTTCGCACCCACCGCCACCACCTCTCTAAACTCATGCAAAATAAAAACCGCCCGGAAACCCGAACGGTCAAAATATCGAATGTGCCGCTTGCAGGAATCGAACCCGCTACCCCCGGATTAAAAGTCCGGTGCTCTGCCAGACTGAGCTAAAACGGCATAAGAAAAACCAGCTTTGCTGCATGGAGCTCATCATACAAAAAGCTGGTTTTTAATCGTATTGTATCAGCAGCGGTTAATCCGCACGGATAGCAGGCCGTGCTCCTTGGATACAGCCACGGCCTCCGATCTCTGCCCGAGGCTCGCGTTTTGTGTGGTCTGCACGGAAACCGAAACGCCGCGCATAGCGCACAAAGTGGCTTTCTTTGTTGCTGATCGGTAAGGCCGAAAGGATAAGGCCAGCGCCGAGACGCGTCAAAAACTTTGCCATGTCGCAAATCAGTTCTTTCAAGCGCTCAAACATTTGTATGCCTCCTCTCCAAAAGCGTCCACAGTGGACACTCTAAAATCGCGCTAGCCGCCAGCTGGATTTGAACCAGCACCCACGCGCCCCCGCCGGGGCTTGGTTAAATGCCTCGGATTTACCGGGTAGTAAACTAGCGACGTGGTGTCACCAACGTTGTCCCGCCTTAAATGGGCGGCGCTCTTCCAGTTGAGCTATGACGGCATATAAGCAGCACCCGTGCATTCAGTGCGTTGGACATGCGTCAAACGGTGGGCGCTGCTGCATCCGGAACTTTCGCGGCCAGATGCCCCGCTATTGCGCGGCCCGCTCTAGGGCACGCAAGCACTCCCGGCAGGGTTCGAACCTGCAACATGCGGTTTTGGAGACCGCTGCTCTACCACTTGAGCTACCGGAGTATAAAAGCCGCCCTTGGAATTGAACCAGCCGTGTCTACACACACGCGCCGCGCTCCAAACTGCGCTCAGGCGGCCATATAAAAACAGCTCCGGTTCTCCGCCGGGGCTGTTGGTTGGCGCACATCCTGTCAGGAAAGCTACACCTTGGCAAGGATTCCAAGGCCTTTTCTCGGCACTGGAGGTTGCACGTGCGGCCTTGCGGGTTGTCTAGTCCATGCGCCATACGGTGCGATACGGCGGAATCGAACCGCCTCCTGTCTCTCATGAGCGGCAGGCTGCCTTTGTGTCAGTGTATCGCATAGAAGCAGCCCGCGAAACGTGAAGAGAGAGCAAAGCCCAGTGCCTGCAAGCAGAAAAGGAGGAAAATGCCAAGAAGGGACACGTTTCGGAGGCTGCATGCATCGGTTTGCCTTTTGGCTTTTCCGATGATACAATTTTACACCATGCGATAGTGAAACCGCAATGTAATGACAGTGCAATGTTTTTAAAGGCTCAGCTCCTCCATTGCTTTGCGCCGCAAGACATAGACCATGCGCAAAGAGTAATTCATATCTTTTGCGACCCTGTCCCACGTGAGGCAATCGAGATAGTACTTGTACAGCACCGTGTATGCTTTTTCGTTCTGGATCCGGGCGAGCGCGTTTCTGATCTCGAGGAACAGCCTGTCGCAGACCGCTCTTTGCTCATAAGCGCGGCGCTCCGCTTCCTCCTCACGTTCCACCGCCCGGGCAAGGCTCTGGCCATCTTTGCTGCCGCCGGGGGCCGCGCTGAGGCTCTGGGTAATGTGCCGAGTGGCCTCCTGTGCTTCGGCCAGCCGGTCAGACAGCAAGTAGTATCTTTTCTCTGCTTCGCGGTAGCGGTTCAGCCACGCCTTAACGGTGCAGTAATCGGTTCTGTCCGGCTTTGGTGCATCACTTTCAGGTGTCCGTGTGCGGATCATTGGCTTTCCTCCTCAAACGTGCATTTTACGGCTAGACTACCGATTTCGTAAACGACAACGTTCTTGATTTTATCGGCGATACCCGGCGCAACCAGAAGATGAACAGTTCCATCTTCGGTCATGTTTGCTTGAATCCAAATTTCCCCGATCATGTCTTATCCTCCATTTCTTCAATCCAGATCTCCACTCTGGGCTTTTGCTTGTCGTAGTCCACCCGGCTACCATCGTGGGCGGCAACGATCTTGCTGTTGTCGTCCTCCAGCACCCGGGCTTTTACCAGGATGTCCGTGGTCGCCTCGATGAGGTTTGCCAGATCGACCCGGCGGGCGGTCTTCATGTAGTACACGCACCTCACGTTCACGCGGGCAGAGATGGGGCTGTGCGGCCTGTTGATTTGCCGCAGGCAGTCGGTCTCGTAATCCACGTAGGCCTTGCTGGGAGCCACGAAGCGCCCGCCTGAGCGGCTTTTAAAGATGCGGGCAGAGTTTTTCTTTGTGCGCGGGTCGCCGTAGAGGGTCAGCTTCATGATACGTGCTCCTTCAGCCACTCGATGCTCATGTCGTGATCGATAAACATGAGTGTCAGCCAACGGTCGCATTCAAGCCCCATGTAGGTGTAGATCAGTTCCATATCATCCTCGGAGAAATCGGTATCCAGAAAAACATTGATGCCGTCCCTCATATATTTGTGAAACTTTCGATTTCTCCACTTCTGTGAATATGGTTCGGTTTTAAATGCCGCCCGTGAAAGCCACTCCAGCACTTTGGCCTTGATGGCATCTTCCGTTCCGATGTTTTCCAGAATAATATACTGGTTTGTCCTCGGATGGACAATAAGCTCGTTCCGGTCAGTAATATAACTTCCCGGAAAGCACCTCTGGAGCTTGGCAATTGATTTTTCAATGTCGGTCATTTTTTCATCATTCCTTCCATTGCCAGCTGCTCGCACTGCTTTTCAGCTTCCCTGCGCTGCTGGTCATACTCGAACAGCATATCTGCGTATTCTCCGCCCACTCGGCGGATGGCTGTCTCCAGCATCTCCGTCACAAGGTCGTGGTACTTGTCCGCGCCCTTGCGGCTGTTCCTTGCAGCTTCCCGGGCTTCCCACAGGTCGGTGAGCTTGTCCCGCCTGTCGGCGGTGATCTCGCCATAGCCGTAGGCATCCTGGATCTGCTCCATGCTTTCCCAGCCTTCCAGCTCAGCAAAAGGGTCAGCTTCAGCCTTTGCCATGCTGCGGGCTTTGGTCTTTTTCTTGACGTACCGGGTCAGACCGTCCTGCAGCACGGCGCGGGCATCGTCCATCGCCTTACGGATGGCCTTGACTTCCCGCTCTTTCTTGAGCTGATCCGGCTGGTTTGCCCATTCAGTCATCAGCTCGGATTTCGTTTTCGGTTTCATGTTCTTCCTCCGTTCTCACAGCTTCCCGAATGCGCAGTCTGGCAAGCTCAGTTTTCGCATACCACAGTTGCCAGTTGCCAAACCATCCCTTGTGGAGCAGTTTCCCGCCGTAATAAACAAGTTCCTGCTCCATCAGATTATCGAGCGAAACGATATACTGTCCGGGCTTGTACTTCTGCGCCGTCTGAATGTTTTTCATTTTTTACCCCCACTGTTCAGCCATTGCTTTCGCAATTCCTGGTGCGGTTTTGCTTCTGGCTTTTGCCCGTCCCTCTTGGCCGTTGTGCGTGTTGCGTATACCTTCGCACCAGCCGATTTTCTTGCGCCTTTCCCCATTTGAGGCGTACACGGGCTCTGGCGGTGGAAGGTTGTTTTTCCGTTTCAGAGGCGGCAGGTTTTTCAACCAAAGACAAGTGCGCTTTGTGTGATAGTTTTCTACGTCTGCCTTGCTTTCGGCAAAGTAGTACGGATGAATGATCTGGTCGGCTTTCCTGTACGCCGTGTTCATGATGCCTACAGGGTTCTCGACTGCAATCTTTGGGACATCTGCCAACATGAACTGCATAAAGAAAATTGCGGCTTTTACACGCTCCGCCCACCGGGCAACAACCTTTTCCGCCGGGGTGACACGCAAGCTGAATGAGCGTGTTGCTGCGTTGCTCAGATACGTGCAAGGCGGGTGAGCAATGAGCAAATCCCACTTGCCGACTTCATGTGCCACGCCGTCCATCGTAACGATTTGCCCCCCCTTAATGGCCTTGAGCGCATCCCCAAGAATGTGCCACTCTGGATGCCCACCGGACGGCTCTTGAACGTCGCAAGAGTAGGCTTCGTGACCTTTTGCGCGAAACGCTTTGCACACCTCCTGCGATTCCTCGCAGGCAATCAGCACTTTCACCGTTTTCTTCCTCCCATCCATCCTTCTTTGTCAAAATCGTTGTGGCTGATCCGCTCCGCCGCGTGGTTCCCGTTGGTGTAGATGCGCTGCGCTTTCAGCTGGCGCTTGTACTCGGCGTACTTCGGGCATGTGTCGTGGCAGATCGGGTGCCGGTCGGGGCAGTCTTTGCAGGGTTCAAGTTTTACCATCGGTCTGCACCCCGCTGTTCTCCTTGAGCATGTAACCAATGTGGTTCAGTGTGGTATCCAGCACCTGAACCGTTTGCTCTGCCCTGATTGCGTACGAGTACCCCCAATTTCCGCTCCCGTCCAGCCCGTCTTTCCAGTCGGTCAGGTACTTTTTCATAGATTCCGCGTCAATCACAGGCACTGCCGGTTCATCTTCCAGCACATCCATCGCGTCCATAATCTGACACGCGCGGCATCTTACGCCGTTGTAATTTTCGCAGCCACAGCAATATGCTGCTTTGATTTTTGCGATGGCTTTTTCGCGGTCGATATATTCGCTCATTTTTCAATCTCCTTCCTTGTCAGCTCGCTCACTCGCAGCCTTGCAGCTTCACGTGGGGCAGTTGTGATATCGGCCTGAGCCTGCTTTAAGAATTCGGCACGGCGGTATGTGAGGTCCGGCATTTCAGCCAGCTCTGCAAGCCCTCCCACGCTCCCGGCATAGGATTTTGCCGCCGGGGGGAGTTGGTCATACAGGGCTTTCAGCTCTTTCTGTCCGTCACTACGCAGCAGCCCGCCCTTTTCATCAATGCCGGTCACCATCGGGAACTTGCGCCAGCTCAAAAATGTCTGTGCCTTGCGTGCCGCTACAGCCAGAGCTTCCCATTCAGCGGACGGGTCAAGACACTTGGAAAGCTGCTTGAAGATGTCGGCCACCGTGACCGGATAAACGCATACCCGGTTTGCCGCCAGAAAAGCCCGCTTGACAGTATCGCCGTCATAGTCGCCAAACTGATACGCCCACACATCGATAGTGGTCTGCATCTCCTCATCGGTCAGTGGCTTGGAACCCAGCTTGTACAGCACAAAATTCATGCGGATCAGCTTTGCCACGTCTTCCCGCGTCATGTCTCAAACCCTCTTTCTCTGTCCATCTTCGCCAGCACCCGTGCAAGCTGGTCGTCTACGGTCTCGGTTGGCTGCTTGCCTCTCGGTCTGGCTTGTCGGCTTTGTTCGTTGGCTTCCACGTCTCCCAGCGTGCGCAGGCCGTCCCGTTTCCAGCCGGACAATATGCCGTTGATGTAGTTCCACGACCGCTTGCCAGCTTCTGCAGCCTTGTCAATCGCCAACAGGATCATCTCTGTGCTGTACTCTTGCCTCCACTTCTGCAGCTTGTCCAGTGCAGAGCGTGGGAAGTCCCCGACGGCCTGCTGATAATGCTGGACGATCTTGGAAAGTTCTACGTCAACGGCGGCGTGGGCGGCGCTATTATATATATCCCCGTTAGGGGATATAACAGTTCCAGTTCCAGTAACAGTTCCAGTTCCAGTAACAGTTCCAGTTCCAGTAACAGTATCAGTTCCAGTAACAGTATCAGTTCCAGTAACAGTATCATTATAGCTACCACTTGCTTGCACTTGGTAGCATGTGCTAGCATGTGCTGAGTTTGCTTGCATTTGAGCTGCACGGGCTTTTCCGGCTTCACGGCGCTTTTGCTTGACGTTCTCGTACTTTTCCGTAGCAGAATCCACTCCATTGCACATGAAACGGAAGTTCCCACGCATTCCACGGTCGGAAAACGTTGGATTCTCACCAGTGCGGACGTGTTTCGCCAAAGCTCGCATCAGCTGTCCGACTTCGGCATCCGTGTACTCTTCCAGCGCGTCAAACCAATCCAGATACACGACAAACGACTTTTTTTCTTCTTTTGCCACTTGCTCACCTCCTTTGCACGCCCGTATAGCCGGATAGCACAGCTTGCGAAATCAGAAGGGAAGATCTTCTGCGTCTTCGTTGATGGGGTCATACTCGGTAGATGGAGCCGGTTCAGGCGCGACAGTGCTGTGCGGTGCGTAATCCGCAAGCGTTTCACAGGGGTACATCTGCGCGCCCTGCAGGCCTGCCGGTTCTGCAGGTTCCAGCGGCGGGCCGGGCTGTGCCATCAGGTCGATCATCTGCTGCAGCCAGCGGAATGTCACCAGCCCACCGGGCTGAACATCATCCGCGTCCACGTCGTAATAGACCTTGCCGTTATACTCCCGCTCTTTCAGCTTTTGCGCAAAAACTGTGACCTGATCGCCTTTCTGCAGCATCCCATCCCACTGGTCGATGCCGTGCCAGAGGTTCACGCCCACAAAGAAGCTCTGCCATTTGCCGGATTCATCCTGTGTGCGGCTGGCTTTCAGGTCAAACTTCAGCACCCGCTTCTGCCCGGCATCCCGGAGCACCGGGTCTTTGGCGATCTCGCCGTGCAGCATGACGCCGTTCTTGGTCTGGACGATCATGCATCATCACCATCAAACGGGTCATCGGCGTTTTCCTCTACAGAGGGTGCATCCGGGGCAGGGATCAGGGTGCCTGCCGTCTTGCGGTGGCGGTGGGAGCCTTCGTAAGGATCCAGCACCGGCAGCTCTTCAGGCGACACCTCGCGGGCGGTGCTTTCGGCATCCACACGCACCTCGCATTCATCGTACAGAGCGCCGAAGGTAGACGGGAACGCCTCACGCAAAGCGTGCACCAGCGCCACCTTGCGGATCATGGTAGCCTTTTTGCCATTCCAAAGAGACTTTCCGGTGTCGTATTCGCTGAGCTTGACTTCCTCGTAGCTGGCGCGGGTACGGTCCTTACGGTAGACCTTCGCCCAGCCGCCGAGAAGGGTCTCGCCGCCGTCTCCATCATAGACAATGGAACCCTCACGGTTCAGCAGCTGGCCATCTGCGGTCAGGACGATCACGCCAGCTTCAAAGCCGTCAAAGTTGGGGTTGCGCTCGGCCATCTGCATGTAGCAGTTCTTGCCCAGCACGATGGTGCTGGCGGTGTCATCGTTCTTGTTGTCGTAGTGGATCAGGTAAGCCTCTTTGGTAAATGGGTTCAGCTTGTACTGCTTGCATGTCTCCAGAAAGATTTTGCATTCAGAATCGGTGGCCTTGGGGCAGATGAAGTTGCGCACGTCGCCAAAACTCACGGTGAAGTGCTGGCCATCGGCAGCCGTGATCTCCACCGGAACGGACGGGGATGCGGCCTGCATAGCAGTGCTGCCTGCACGGTTGTCGTTCTGGACGGAACGGTTTGCCAGAGACTGTGCGTTTGAAACGGACGAAGTAGGCGCGGGTGCGCCGGAACGAGTAAGTGCCATAAGTAAATACCTCCAAGATTATTTGATAGAACCATAGCGGAAACCGCGCTCTGCGGCTCCCTGCTTGAACCATGCGATATCCTCGCGGGTGAACTCTACCCAGAAACGATACTGCTTGCGGGCAGGAGCTTCCGGCTGGGCAGGCTCTGCGAATTTCTGAAGCATGCTGAAATCCAACCTGCCATCCGGCGTGATGACTGCATTGGCCTGTGCCATTTGAACCGATTCTGCGGCGATCTGACGTTCTTCATCGGTCGGAGGGATAATGACCGGTGCAGCCGCCTGCGCACTCTCTGCGGCCATTCTCTCGGCTTCTGCGCGGCGCTGTGCGTCCCGGGCATTCTGGCGGCGGCTGTGCTCCACAAGGGCAGCGTTCAGGTTCAGCTCACGCAGATACTCCGTGATGCAAGCTTCGGCATCCTCGCCGCAGGTCTCCCGGATGAGCCGCAGCTCCTCCCGCCGGGTCTCCACGCTCTTGCGCAACTCCCGGCTGGCCTTTGCCAGATCATAGGTCTTGTTGAGCCACTGGGGCACAAGCAGGCGGTCAAAGGGGATCATCTCCCTCAGCTCGCCGATGCAGTCGGTATAGACAGCTCGAAGGGCGTCGGCCTTATCCTTCCGTTCGGCTTCCTCCACAGCCTTGACCTGCTGGTCAATGGCACCGGAGACGGCCTTACACTGGCCCTGCATCTGCTTGGCGCTCTGCAAGAACTCTTCCAACGGCTTCATGTAAAAGGCCTTTGCGCTGCGGGCGGCATCGCTGAGCTGCTTGTCCAGCTTGTTCACGGCGGCGCGGTCGGCCTTGGCATCCTTGATGGTCTCCGGGGTGTAGACGCGGCCGGTGTAGGCGGTCAGCATCTCGGTCAAATTCTGCTGCACCTCGGCTTCGTTCCACCGGATCGCGGGCAGCTCCGGGTGCTCCACCCGGACGGTCAGTTCTTCTTGCATAAATATTCACCTCGCATACACAACGTTCATATCAGCGTCAAACACCCTGTACAGCCGTTCAGGCTTTCTCTTTGCCAGTTCATCGGCAATCGCAATTGCATCCGAAGCAAACGGAAATTGCTGTTGCGAAACAAGCGCTGGCGGCTCTTGCTCCACATCGTAAATTCTCAAAAGCGCCACTTGTAAAACCTCCTGTTTTGTGTTATTTTTGTGGTGATGGGCGGAGAACTCATCACTCTTTGGGCTTGTCCGTGTTGGCGCACGGGCAGGCTCTTTTTTGCGTCATACACGGTGTACCACATGACATGGTGGACGGTGTCAGGCATACGTGATCTCCCCGGACTCCTCTTGCAGCATCTCACGCACGTTGTCCATTTCTTCGGCGCACATCTCCCAGACGTTTGCCCGTGCGGAGTATCCGGCCCGGACAACAATGTCATCTGAGGCTTCAGCTTCTCGCTTGCAGCGTTCGGCAAGCCGCGTGTAGGACTTGACTTTGCCCTCAACGTACTCTTTAGCCGTCATCACGCCCCACGCTCCTGATTCTCCGGATATTCCGGGTTGCGGGCGTGGGCACGGTTGATCTTGCCGTACTTGCGCCGCTTTGCGGCTCTCTCCCTGTCCTCTGCGGCAAAGCCCAGACGAGCCAGCAGAACAGCAGCCAAAATCAGCGCCAGCGACACCGCAAACAGCGTGCCGGAGATGTATCCAGTGGTCTGCGCGGTGCCCTCTGCGCCCATAGCTGTGCCCATTCCAACGCCGCCAAAAATGACAGCCAGCCAGTAGTAAGTAGTAGATTTTAACTTCATTCCTTCGGATCCTCCTTTGTGTAAACCTTTTCGAGCTTGTAAAAGTCCTTCACCCACGCCATAAACCTGGCACGGGAGATGTCAGGGCAAGGCTCTTTTGTTCCTACGGACGGCTTTGACCACTCAGGGAAAATTCCCGCCTGGATCTGCGCTCTCAAGACCTTTTCGGTCTTTGAGATGTTGTTGTCCCGAAGAATCTGGACGCACTCTGCGATTCCCATGCTCGGCTTCATTATCGTCCACCTCCTTTTTTTGTTCTCAGCTGCCGTTTCAGCCGGATATGCTCCAACCGCTCCGGCTGCCTTGCATCCCAACGCTGTTCTAACCAGCGTTTGTTGTAGTGCTTCCTCATTCGCTCCACTCCACAAACTCGCCGTTTTTCAAGGTGTAATAGACGTTTTCCTTTACTTTACTACCGTCCACACGCTCCATCTTAGCGCAGATTAGGTCACCGTTATCATTGTATTCGGTCAGCACAAGGTAGCATCCGAGTGCTCCGCGTGCCTTGCTCTTAACGCCATTTGCAACCGCAATGCTATCCTTGCCGTTTACTTCCGCCGTGGAGCAGTCGCCAGACGCGGCACCCGTGGAGTAGCGTCCAGACGCGGCACCCGTGGAGCAGTCGCCAGACGCGGCACCCGTGGAGCAGTCGCCAGACGCGGCACCCGTGGAGTAGTCGCCAGACGCGGCACCCGTGGAGTAGCGTCCAGACGCGGAAGTTTCTTTTGCTCCTGCCGTCTTTTCCTTGACACGCTTCATCACGGCTTCCACGCCGATTTTGAGCATATCGGTCAGCTTCAGCTCGCCCTTCACAGTCAGCTCGGTGCATGCGAATTTGCTATCCTCGTCGGATTTGTCGACCTCGCCGCCGCACTCGACTTGGAAGAACCGCGCGCCGTCGCTCACATGGTAATAGTGAATCACATCAAAGGGTATCTCGCAGGCGTGCATACCAGCGTGGCAGCAGTCAGCTTTGTCCTCATGGTAGGTCTTGCCCACCTCATACTGCTTGCCACGGCACTGCATATTTTTGTCCATGGCCTTGTAGGCAATGATTTTCTCGCTCATGGTATCCTCCTTATCCTCTGATTGCGGCGTCCCGTGTATCAATCAGCCGCCCCGCCGGGGCGCAGGCACGGTCAAACAGGCTGGTCTGTCCGTTGGTCTGCTGGATCAGCATCACGGTGTTGGTGCTGGGCTTCCACCGCTGGATGTACTCCACAGCCTCGTCAAAGCGCTTGCGGGGGATGTTGCCCACGCTATTTACCCGGAACCAGTCCTGCACGTCGCGGTTGCACTCGCTGTACACCTTTCTGCGCACATGGTTGTCGATGTAGGCCGGCGCATCCTCGCCGCCCAGGGCGCTGATCACCGACCGGCTGATGCTCTTGCGCAGTACGCGCTGCTGGTTGTAGTCCACCGTCATGGTGTTCTCCAGCGCCGTGAGCCGCTGCTCCTGTTTCTGGGTGCGGTCGTCCAGCAGGAACAGCGCCTGCATCTCCTTGCTGAGCTTTGGCATCATGTAGCTTCCGGTCTTGCGGATGCTGGGGATGATCTCATCGGCCACCAGCGCCTGGAACTTCTCGGCGGTCTCGTTCTTTGCCTTCATGGCGAGGCGGTAGAAGATGTTCTCAGGGATGTAGTCGGGTCTTTCGGCACAAGTGCCGAAATGGAGTTCGTCGAGATACCGGTCTACTCGCCGCCACATAATATATTCAGTGTCGCCCTTCTTCTCAGTGAACCCCAGCCCGCGGGCGACGTCCTCAAGTTTCAGGTACGCGGTTCCGTCCTTCTCGTAGCAGGACACCCCAGAGATCAGAACCGGGGTTAGATTGGTGTTGGTCATGCTTTTGCCTCCTTCTCATCTTTCAGCAGCTCGTCCACGGTACATCCGTATAACGTGGCGACCTTCGGCAGCAGGGATGCGCGAGGGTTGTTTGCGCCGGTCTCCCAAAATGAGATTGCCGACTGGTCAACGCCCAGCGCTGTGGCTGCCTGCTTTTGCGTAAGCCCTGCCTTTTCTCGCAGTTCTGCAAAACGCAAGTTTTTCACTCCTTCCCAAAATATTAGTTTTTCTCATTGACAAGCGAGTGAAAGCAGTCTATAATAAAGGTGCAAAGCATTATTAAAGGCACTTTCTAATATTAGTTTTATTAGTTTCGCTCATCACAAGCGTATTATATAACAGTTTTATTAGTTTGTAAAGCCCTAAATATTAGTTTTGCTAGTTTTCGGCATATTGCCAAAAATGAAGGGGGGCTTTTGTACGTTTTGGGACAACTTTGAAGCCCTTTGTATCAAAAAAGGCGTTGCGCCAAATGCAGCTGCAAAGGCTGTTGGGGTGAAATCGTCTGGAACTGTAACCGGATGGAAGAATGGAGCCGCACCGAGGTCGACCGTTTTGCGAAAAATGTCGGACTATTTTGGTGTTGATGTTTCTGATCTGACCGGAGAAGAGCAAAAAGAAAAGCCCAGCGCACCGGAGGGCGTGGATTTGTCCAGCCTGTCTCCTGAAGACGCTGAGCTTGTAAGACGGATTCTTGAGGCTTCGGAAGCGAAAAAGAACGCTATCCGAGAACTTCTCTAATCCTTATTAAGAATAACGAGGACTTTCTGACGAAATGCAGGGTCACTCTTTAGCTTTTCGATGATTTTTCTGATTTCGTCCGGGCTGAATGAAGTGTCCTGCATTTTTTGTTCCTCCTTATAATAAATATGTGTGAGGTGGTTTTGCGTGGGTCTTTTTGACTTTTTCTTCAAAAAGAAACAAGTCGAAGGAAGTCAAAATAAAAATGATTTATCTCAAAAAAGTGAAATTATTTTTGAAAGCGATTTAAGTGAAGAAGAAAAAACTGCAATCCGAAAGCGAATTGATGAGAAATATCCAGCTTTCCCCAACAAGCCTAAATTAGATTGGGGAGAAATCGGATTCCGGAATGATTTGAACCGCATTGCCGAAGCGCTTAATATTGATATATCTGACGCAGATAAACTTCCTTTGGGGTATTTGCAGGCTGTCATGCGAAGAGTTTTGGACGGCTTTCTTTGTATTGAACGCGCAAAGGATGTAACAATATTTTTTGAGAGAATCGACCTTATTAAAAGTGACTTGCAGCAGTTATCCGCTGCGGAATTGCACGGTGCAAAATTTAGTTACAGTCCATCCCTTTTGCTCTGGAATGTTGAAAAGAACGAGCTGCGTTTGTTTTTGATCGTAATCGAAAACAATTCCTCTGCTCAAATGGATAAAATTTGCTCACTGAAAACAGACAGAGGGCGATTAAACTCCAATCAAAAGTGGAAAGATTCTATTTATATTCTACTTGACGGGCGCGATAAGCGATTTACAGAAGCCGTTCAAAACGAATATGAAAAACTTGAAAGCGCAAGAAAAGAAATGGCAAACGAGGTGTAATCATGGCAAATACTTGTCCTGTCTGCGGTGGAAAGCTGGGCTTACTCAACCGCGAAAAGAGCGCCGACGGTCTAATCTGCGCCGGATGCAGCAACTTCTTTTACTCAAAACTGGGCTTCCGAGCTGCAAAGCAGCCGACAAATGCACTTGCGGCATACTGGGTAACGATGGAGCAGCGCCGGGCGGCATTTAAGGAGACCGATTCCATCTATGACGGAGATTCTCTTTTTGTGTCCATCGACAAAAGCAATCGCCTCTTTTTCTTTTGTCACCGCGGCGGCGACAAAGGCCCGCGCGTGATCTACAGCTTTGATGAGGTCGCCGGGTACGAATCAGATGCGGATGACGTGATGGTCACGCAGTCCGTTGGCGGCATTGGCCGTGCTGTGGTAGGCGCTGCCGTTGCCGGGCCCGTCGGTGCGATCGTGGGCGCTTCCACCGCCAAAAGTGAGACCCGGAAGGGACGCAGCAAGGAAAATGTCTCTATCCGCTTTGAGCTCCCTCTGGGAGAGCAGGTCCTTCCGGTCCAGAAGTACCCCGGCGGCACCACGGAGTTTCTGAAGAAATGCGCCTCTGGGAAGGAAAAGGCCGCGCAACCGACAACGGCGGCTGGAAGTGTTGCGGATGAACTGCTGAAATTCAAGCAGCTTCTTGACCTTGGTGCCATCACCGAGGATGAGTACGCAGCAAAGAAATCTCAGCTGCTTGGTATGTAAGTTTGTTTACAACCGCATTATACAACTGCATGTTGTTGCAGTCAATGGGTTTGCCCATCACTCTTTTTGATGGGTTGAATCGAATTGTTGCAATTTTTGCAATAATTCTCCTGCTCCAGTCTCTGCGCCGCCGGGCGTTTTGGCCGTCATATGTAATGCGTGCAGTGTATTGATCTTGCGGGCGGCGTACATGGTGGCAAGGGCTTGCTGCTCCGGAGTCATATCAACGTAGCAGGCAAGCGCGGCGCGAATGTGCGTGCAAAAGTGGCTCATCTTCTCCATAGTCAATCCTCCCAAGGCTGTGGTGTGCGGTCGGTTCCGGTCAAAACGGTGGCGGGCATACCGTCGATGATGGTCATTTCGGTTTCTTTACCATTTCTTTGCTCAAAATCCATTTTGTTTTCCCCTTTCTTTTGTGCACATTTATGTCTTATGTTCCAAATTCTACCATGCGCCGTTGGAAAACAAAATACGGATATTTTTTGTCGAATGGCGCAGATTTTTTCTGCGCCATTTTCTGTTAAAAACACGTTGGTTTTACGGGGGCGAAAGTATGAGTTATTTTACGGCGAGCCAAATCGGGAAAGCGCTTGCAAAAGCACGGGTGTCTGCTGGCCTGAGTCAAGTGGAGATCGCAAGGCGCATCGAAAAAGGAGAGCGCACCGTGCAGAGCTGGGAAAAAGGCTGCACCAGCCCGGACAGTGATGAGATCATGGACTGGTGCGCTGCGTGCGGGGTGTCACCCATCACCGTGTTTATGGAGATGCTGCACCCAGATCTGTATGCGGTTTCCGACAGCGAAAGGCTGGAAGACTCTGTAGATCGGGAGCTGCATCTGCTGATGAGGGCTCTGCCGCCCATCACGAAGCGACTGCTGCTTTTCATTCTGAAGGGCCGACACGGCAGCAGTCCGCCTGCGGTGATCTCCGAGATGGCAGCAAACCTGCACTGCCCACTCAACAACCGGGTCAGCGTGTGCGGGACCATCATAGACCAGTATACCTATGCGCAGATTGCTGGCCTTGACCCATGCCCGGACGCTCCGCATCCTCCCATTGACGACCTGAAGATCAACTACAGGGCCGGAAGGGCCGCTGCTGAAAATGGTGCCTTCGGATATATCGGGCAGAAAAAGGAGTAAGCCATGAAATGCGTGAGACCATGCTGCCGGAAGGAAATCCCGGATGGTGCTTCTTTTTGTCCGTGGTGCGGGAAGAAACAGCCGGAAGCCGCCCCGCAGCAAAGAAAAAAGCGCCGCCGTCCAAAGGGCAGCGGCAGCGTGTATAAGCTGAGCGGGACGCGGGCAAGACCGTATGTTGCACTCACAGCCCGCAGGGATGTTCTGGGAACGTTTGAAACGGCAGGCGAAGCCGTACAAGCGCTGGACGCTTACAACGCCCAGAACACCCCCGCTGCGCTTCTGAAATGCACCTTTGCAGATGCCTATACCCAATGGAAAGCTCAGCCAAAGTTTCAAAAGCTCAGCACGGACATGCAAAAGGGGTACGAGCTGGCTTATGCAAAGGCTGCTCCGCTATACGACCGACAATTGCGGGACTTGAAAGCGGCAGATTATCAACAGGTCATTGACGCAATGGTGGAAAAAGGGCTCTCCCGAAGCTCCTGTGAAAAACAGCGAACGCTTTTTAGCCAGATCTGCGAGTGGGCAATGGCGCAGGACATCATAAACAAAAATTATGCCATGCTACTGCAGCTCCCGGCGGCTACAGGAAAAGCGGAGCGCACTCTGACTGCAGCCGAGATAGAGCAGATCAGCATCTACCAGAATGACCCAAAATTCGGGCAGACGGCTCAGATCGCCATGGTGCTGCTGTACACCGGTATGCGCATTGATGAACTGCTCTCTATGCGCTGTGAGGACGTGCATCTGAAGGAGCACTATATGCAGGGCGGCGAAAAGACCGAGGCAGGCAAAAACCGCATTATCCCGATTCTTGAACCGATTTACAAGACGGTAGCTTTTTGGATGATGAACAGCGGGTGCGAATGGCTGATTCCATCCAAGGCCGGCACAAAGCTGGATAAGCGCAACGTGGCTACAAAGTTCCGGGCGTTGATGCAGGAATGCCATATAGAGGGCGTGCATCCACACACGCTGCGCCACACGGCCAGTAGTAAGATGGTGGAGTGCGGCCTGGAAAAGACCGCGGTACAGGCCATTCTTGGGCACAAAAATTTCTCCACCACGGCCAATAAGTACGTGTCACACAACGACCCGACATATTTGTTGCAGGAAATGCAGAAGATGAAATATTGATTTGTTAGATTGTTTGTTAGATTATCACATGCATTCAGGAGATTTCAAGGCATTTTAAGCAAAAAGAAAAACGCACGAACGATTTGTTTTCATCGTTCGTGCGTTTATTTTTGGAGCTGGTGACAGGAGTTGAACCTGCAACCCACTGATTACAAATCAAATTTATTTTACGTTTTACCGTAAATAATTATTTATCTGTTGGCTTTCCGTTAGACTATATATCCCATGCCCAAACGTTGAAGCCTATGTGAAAATAGCACACTCTATGTCTTTTTACAAGTCGCTTATCTTTCGCATTACGAGCTCATACTCTTTTGGGTACACCAGCTTTATTGCCTTCATGTGCTCGTCAAGCACCTGCATCAGACCGCCAAAAGGAACAGAGCTGGCAGCCGCCACAAAGTCGCTTTGCGGCTCTGCTGCTGCAGAGTACGCCGTCAGGCAGCTTACAGGCGGCAATTCCTTAGTCTGCGTTTCGGGTACATGTGCTTCTTCCAGCTCGTCTCGCACAGTACAAAGGGCAGCAAGCTTGTTGACGCTCTGCCAGCTGGTTTCCTCGCACTTGAGCTTGCGGATATGCTCGTTGATCTCGTCAATGTCCACGCCTGCTGCCCCCTTCCTCATGCGTTCCGCAGGATGTCGGCTGCCCGCTTGTAGGCATCACGCTCTGCGCCGGTGGCGTTCTGCATCATGTCCTCGATGTCAGAGATCATGCGCTCACGACCATCCGTGTGGGAGTAGTGACCGCGCACATAGTGACGGCCACGGTTGGCATAGCTGGTTCCCAGGTTGTAACCGTTTCCGGCATCGTGGCCGAAAGTTCCGCGCATGTCAGCTTCCCACTCGCCCGCACGGCTGTACTCGCCGCCCTCACAGTAATCCTCGATGCGGTGGATGTCCAGAATGATGTCCACGATCTCGCCGATCATCTCAACATCGCCAGGGGACCGGTTCTTTTTGTCGGTCAGCTCCATGAGCTCATCGCACATTTCATCTTTCAGATGGTTCAGTTTATCCAGCATGGCTTTATCTCCTTTCTTATGCTACCCGCTCAACGATCAGGTTGCTGTTTGCAATGCTGACCGCCTGCGCGCTGGTGTTCTTAACCGCCACAGTCACGCAGCAGCCGCGCGTCACCTCGATGAACGCTGCCACAAAAACATTGAAGTAGTTTTCGACTGCAGCAGGTGTTACAATGGCGGTTGCGCTACTAAGCGGCTCGCCACCGACGGCCAGAGCAATGGAAACGGGGCCCACAGTGCCGCCGGCGGGAATGGCAATATTTCCGCCAAAGCTCACCTTGAAACGGGCCCGACACTGCCCGCTTGTCAGGCCGCGAAGTGTCACAAGGCCGCTGCCAGCACGGTGCACAATGCACGCAGGCGCTTTCGCCGCAGTCTCCGTCAATGGGAGATCCTGCCCAGCGGCTACTGTCACGGTATTGGAATTCGTAAATTCAGCCATTTTATCGGCTCCTTTCATAATAAAAACGCCGGGACTTTTGCCCCGGCGCTCTGGTTTGCAAAATCAGCTTAGGGGCTGAACAGGCTACGAATTGTAGTCAGTTGCCGTTATTTGGTTAGGCGCAGCTGCCGCAGCCGCAACCGGTGCCGCAGTTACCGTACTGGTAAGGTGCAGGAACCGGGAATGCGGGCACGGGGCGCGGATTGTAGTAGGCCAGCTGACCGCTCATGTAGGCCTTGAGCGTTTCGTTCTGGGCTGCCTGAGATGCCGCAAGCTGTGCTGCGAACAGCTGCTGACCCTGCTCAGCGATCTTTGCGTCCTTTGCCTCGATGCGCTGTGCGGTCAGGGCGTCAAGGATGGCGCGGGCGTTCTGGTTCTGGTTGTCGATGATGTCCCGGGTGGTGTTCTGCACCGTGTTCCGGGTCTCGCAGGACTGGGTGGCCAAATTGTAGTTGACGCCCTGAATGGCAGAGCGGTTCTCGCAGCAACACTCCTGCTGCTGCATCTGCATGGCAAACAGCTGCTGCATGAACGCCGCCTGCTGGTTTGCGCGGCTGATCTCTGCGGACATAAAGCCGTTGTTCACGGTCTGCTGCACGCCGTTGACAAGCTGCGCCTGCTGGTAGAAGCCATCACACATGCCGTTGTTGATACCATCCATCTTGCGCTCGATGTTGGCAAAATCGGAGGTCAGGACGTAGCCGTCAACGACACCGGCACCGGTGTTGCCATTGCCTCCCCAGTTGCCGCCCCAGCCGCCGCAGAAGGCGAACAGGAACAGGATGATGATCCACCATGCGCCATCATTGCCAAAGCCAAAGCCGTTGCCACCATTGGTGTTTGCGGGCTGAACAGGCATGGTCAGAACCGCAGAATCGGAAGAAAGAGACATTTTTGTACTCCTTTCGTATGTTTTGAATGATTTTTATGCTTGAACCGTGGCCACGGTTACGACTTAATGAAGAAACTGCTGAAACTGTTGCGCCATCGCCTGCAATTGGTTCAGCTGGTTTTGTGACATTTTGCCTGATTGCAAGAGCTTTTGCACCTCTGCTTTGGGGTCGCCCTGAAAGCTGGCCTTGAACTGCTGAAACTGCTGCATCATCTGTCCGAACTGGCCCATAGGGCCGGACATGGCAGGCATACCGCCGCCAAGGGCGTTAAAGAGTGGGTTTGCCATATCACTTTACCTCCGTATCGGTCTTTGGTGCTTCCTGCTTTTCCAGCGCCGCACAGCGCGCCGCCAGAGCGTCAAACTCCGCCCTGGTGACAAACTCCCCGCTAGGCTGTTGGACGGCCTGAGCGGGCATCTTAGCCGCCGTGGTGCGCTCTTTGTAATCAAACACCCGGAGAGGAAGCGGCATTCCGCTTGCGTCCGTGCTCTTGATGTAAAAGGCGCTGTTTTCGCTGTCCATCAAAAGCACGCTGTTTCCGGCGGCTACCATGTAGGCTTTTGCTCCCTCTTCGCCCTGCACCCAGATGATCGGAGGCGTGGACGGGGAACTTTGCCCTGTCGGCTGGCTCATCATGGGCGGTTGATACCCGGCGTTCTGCCGCAGCTGTGCAAGCTGGTCCGGCATTGCCTGGCCGTAGTAGTTCGGCATCTGGTAGCCATATGGATTGTAAGGCATCGTTTAGTCCTCCTTGTACCAGTAATAGATCGGGAACTCTCGCCCGCTGTCCCAGCTGTCCAGCCAGTCGCCGTTGATCACGGCCAGAACGTGCCCGGAGCATCCCAGTACATACACACCGCGCGGGCACTCCCGGGCAAAATCTGCCACGGTGTAGCAGGTGGAGCAGTCCGCATCGACAAGCCTGCGCTTGAATCCGTGCTTTTGGAGGTATGCGCCCCATGTGCGGTTGGCGCTGGGCATATCGCCGAGAGCAAAGCCGGTCAGCGCCAATCCAATGTAGGCCTGCTCCCAGCTCTGTCCAGTGGCCGCAGCTACCGCACGCACAGCACAGTCTCCGACGCTGCCCCCGTGGGGGTTGGGGCTGAACTTGATCCACATTGGCGCTTGCCTCCTTTGCGCCCAGTGTAGCAGAGCCGACCGGCGGGAGAGGCAACGAGCGACCAACGAAGGACAAAAATGCTCTATTTTGCCAAAAGAAAAAAAGTGCTCATTGAGCGCAAATTTTTACAAAAAGGCTTGACTTTTGCGCTCAATGAGCATATAATAAAGACAGTGAAAGACACCAACACACAACAACATGGAGGTACAAAATTATGAGAAACGCTATTGAAATCGCCGCTGACATCCGCAAGTCCGATGTCTGGGATTACGAGCTGTGCACCGAGCTGTGCAAGGCAGCTGACATGGAAGAAGAGTGGGAAGCTGCATCCGCTGGCGATTACGACTGGAACGACCCGAATCGCGGCCCCTCGTTTGAAGAAGTCGTTGAAGCCGCCGCCGAAAAACTGGGCGTTGAGATCTACTAAATAAAAAAGCCCCGTCAAGTGCAGCGAACACCTGACGGGGCTTTTGTGAAAGACGTACCATGGAGGTACACGAACATATTATCATGCGAAAGAAAGGAAGTCAACGATGTATAGCAAAGCAGAACTTTTTGGCATGGCTGCCAAGCAGCCGAAAGAAGTTTTTCTCGGTAACGTCACCCTCAGCATCCCGGACGATTCCGATGGCTGCGCCGATCTGGACGACGAGACCGCCCGCCTGTCCCATCTCTGGGACGTCTCCCGCATGAGCGTGCGGGAGATGGTGGTGGCATCCGGCATCAGCCAGACCGCCTTTGCAAAGGGTGCGGGCATCCCGCGCCGCACGGTGCAGGGGTGGTGTTTGGGCGAGCGCGACTGCCCGGAATACGTCCGCTTCCTGCTGGCCGAGCACTATGGGCTGATCTGAGGAGAATGTTATGGCAGAAGATTTGACTGGAAAGCATTTTGGAAAGTGGACGGTGCTTGCGCCGTCTGAAAAGCCGCACTACTACACATGCCAGTGTGAGTGCGGAGTGGTAAAAGACGTGTATGACAGCTCCCTGCGTCTTGGCAAAAGCCGAAGCTGTCTGTCTTGCGCGAATCGAGGGCAAAAGCCAGCCATGACGGAGACGGCTTTACGAAAGGCGAAGAAAAAAGAAGGACAGATTATTAACGGATGGAAAGTATTGGAAGTTTTGCCCAAAAAGAGGTCAGGCTGCTTTCTGTGCCGTGCTATTTGCCCGAAATGTGGGAAGGAAACCGCCGTAAAGATCACAAGGCTTTCTCGAATCCAGCATTGCGCAGATTGCAACAGGGACATTGGAGAGAAAACCGGGGCAATTCACAGCACAGCTTACGCGGGTGGCTCTTCCCTTATGTCGATTCGCACAAGGGCGGTCGGAGGCCATATCAATAAAAATTCCACTTCTGGCGCGAATGGTGTGTGCAAAGACTGCCACGGTCGATGGCGTGCATATATCAATTTCCAACGCAAGCAATATCATCTCGGCAGCTATGACACAATCGAAGAAGCCGTTGCGGCCCGCAAAGAGGCCGAAGAACTGATCTACGCCCCGTACCTTAAAGAACATGAAGGATGGGAAGAAGAACTTTCCAGCAGGCTTGAGGAATTGAAGAAAAAGTAAAAAAATCCCCCGATGCTCCAAACGGAACACCGGGGGTTGAAAAAAGAGACCAGCGGGTAAACGTTCTTCCGCTGGTCTCTTGCATACATTCATGATGGATGTGTATGCGCTATCCACCATCTCGTATGATTAGTATATCACATATTCAGCATTTTGTAAATACCTTTCAGCCGGTAGCCTATCGCCGTCCGGCTGTAATTGGTCTGTGCTGCAATATCCGGCAGCGGGAGCCGCTCAACGTACCGCAGTAAGGCTATCTTACGGTCTACCCTCCCAAGCGGTGCGCTTTTGATGGCGGCGGTCATCTGCTGTCGGTCAAGTCCTTGCAGCGCAGCGGGCAGCACTACACGAGCCGCCGCCACGGGCAGCACCGAGCCAGAAAGGCTGCGGCAGCTGTCCCGCGTTGCGCACCATATTGCCAAGCACGGCAAACTGGTGACGTTTTGTCACCATTTTCGTGATGTCACGAAATTGTTCTTGTGCGGCGAACATCCCGGTGACGTCACCGAGATGGCGGTATGTAGTGCTTGCCATGATATCCTCCTTACTGTGTGATTTCCTCAGCGTCCGCCTTGTCTTCCGCGTCCAGTGCGTCATAGTACGCCCTTGCCAGAGTTTCCACCTCTGCGATGTCATCCTCCGTCAGCAGGCCGCTGTCCAGATGGGTGTACGCCCTGTCCAGCCAGTATGCCACATCGCGGCCAGCGGCGATTTCCCGCTTGATGGAGCGCAGGGTCAGGTCATGGCGGGCTTTGCTTTTGATTGCCATAGTCAGTCCTCCTTTAGGTCATGGACGCTACTGCGTCCTCAAGGTCAGTGATGCGCTTGATGGGGTCTGCTCTGCCGGTGACGGTTGCACTGTCTGCGTCGGTCAAGACTGTGTTCACTCCGGGGAGGGCGGGGATAGGCTGTGCGCCGGTGGCAGTGAAAGGCGTTGGAGTTGCCAGCTTGTAGGCGATTTGGACAGGTGTTCCTGCCGCGTACTGGGCGGTGATGTAGTCTTTATACGCATCTAAGTCGGTAAATACACTCGTATAAACGCGGATAATTGTCCCCCGAGTAAACGCAGCTTTGCTAAAATGTGAACATATAGTATCAAGCGGTTCGCTATCTACGGTATAGTCAGCCGTGTAAAAAAATTTGGCGCTACTACCATCGTCATATAGTGCCCAATTTTCTGTACCGTTAAAGGACTTGGCTTGCCACGTCTCCTGCCCCTCTCCCGTCACAGCATCCACCGTGCCGCCGTAGATGGTGCGGGGCAGAGTGAGGGTGGAGGTTTGGCCGGTGTAGTGGGTGTAGGCTCTCCATTCATTGCCTTCGACAATCCAAATTTTTTCATCTTTTTCAGGCCGCCCTTGTACCCAGTACGAATCTGGCTGTATTGCGGTCTGTCTAGCAAGTGTGAATGTGTGCTTATTGGAGTTATATGTATGCTCAGCGTCAGCTCCGTTTGCGCAGACTGCAGTTGCCACTGACAAGACACAAACTGTATAAGTTCCGGCAGGCAAAGTTATTTTAGAGGCAATTTTAATATTGTTATTGGTTTTAATGATAGGAAAACGCGCTTCGTCCAGCAGATTCTCCCCGCACCGCTCGACCGTCGCGCTGTCCCTGCCCTTAATCGGCCGGACATTGTCCGGGCTAGGTTCGGCGCTCCCTTCCTGCGTGGGCTCCCAGCTGGCAGTCACGCCCAGCGGATAATTTGCCACGGGGTAGCACTGCAACGGGTTGCCGGTCTCTTCCAGTGGCGGGCAGAGCATGTCCACGATGTGCTTGCTGCTCCAGGCGTCGGGCCCCACGGCGGTATCATCAATTTGTATGCCATCTTTGCCGTCTGCACCTGCCGGGCCGGGGTCGCCTTTAGGCCCCTGTGGCCCAGTGTCACCTTTTTCGCCCTGCGGCCCCTGCGCACCCTGCGGGCCGCGCTCGCCCTGAATGCCACGCGGCCCCTGTTCACCACGAGGGCCAGTCTCGCCCTGCGGGCCGGTGGCTCCGGTAGCACCAGTGGGGCCTTGAGGGCCTTGCTCACCCTGCGGGCCGATGGGGCCAGTGTCGCCCTTGTCGCCTTTCTCGCCTTTGAAGTTACCAGCGGCAATGCCGTCTTTCAGTTCCTGTAAGCTGTCAGCGGCCTTTTTCTGTGCGTCACCGGCAGCTTTCTCGCTGGCAGCGGCCTTTTGTGCGGCTGCTCCTGCCTGCTGCGCTGCAGTCTGCGCGTCGGTCTTGGCCTGCTCTGCGGCGGTGGCATCTTTGTGCACGGCATCCACCAGCTGCTGCCACGCGGGCGAGTCCGGTTCCGGCATAGTGCCGTCCTCTGTGCCGCTGTTGGCGCTGACGCGATATCGCAGGTCGGCGCTGGTCACGGTCTTTGTGCCGTCGCTGCCCTCAAAGGTGATGCAGCCATTGCCGGGCTGGGCGGTCACGCTGGCGGGCACGGCCACATAGCCGTCCGCCACCAACGAAGATACCGGGTCTTTGCCGTCCGGGACGTGCCAGAAGCAGCGGATAGCCAGCCCTTCCCACTCGCCGGTGGCGGTGACGTTGAGCCGGTACACGCCCTTGTTTTTGGTGTAACCAAAGCGCAGCAGCTGCTCATAGCCGGGCACTTTGACCACGCCGGAAGATGCAAGAGATACGCTTAACTCGATCATGGGTTACTCCTTGTTGATAGCAGGATGATTATCTGCCAGTGCCTTCTTCATCAGGCTTACGGCCTTTTCAATCACCGCGTCAAGCACTTCATCCGTGATGATAGGCTTCAGCCATGCAGGGCAGGCCGCACGCAGCGCGTCAAAGACCTGCTTCTTTTTCTTTGCTCCCTGACCGCTGCCCATGATGCTGTCCTCGGCCTTGCACACGAGGTCATAGGCCAGATCTTTGACCAGCTGCTTATAGCCCATGCGGATAGCGCCGACAGCCAAAGCCACAAAGCCGACGATAATAAGAACGATTGCGACGGGGGCGGGGATAAAGTTAAGCATTGCTTCCATGATTTGTTACTCCTTTCAGTAGGTAGTTGTTGATATCGGATTTGCTTTTTTGCATACCTTCGCGGTTATTGCCGGATAGTTGCGAATCCAGAAGATTCTGCACGCCAACAAGGACAAGACGCATTTCTTCATCGATGCCGTCAAAGCGCGTCAAATCGCGTCTAAGGGCCGCGGCGTGCTGCGTGGAAACAGTTTCTACCGCAGCCAGTCGCTTTTCAATGGTGTCAATGCGCTTGTTCTGCGCATCGTCGGGGGCCTGTGCATTTTTGACGTACTTGTGGATGATGTCCAGCACCTTGTCGATGGTGATGACCGCAGCGCACAGACTGCCCAGGATGCCCAGCACCCACAGTAGAGCTTCTTTTTCGGTCATTTGCCCTCCCGGAGACGGGTCAGGCCCTTCTTGCAAATGATCTTCGGGTAGTTGCGTGTGGTCACATTAAGGTCAACGTGACCGGAAATACCAGGCACGCTGCCCTTGCTGGTGTGCTGGTGAGTGTTGTAGGCAAAGGTCACGGCAGGTGTCTTTCCTGTGTAGTCGGCCAGCCACACGTCGTAGGGGCTGAGGGCAGCACCGCCCATATACAGGCGTGTCTTAGCAAAGCTGGTGTAGGTATAGAGCTGGGCATAAAAGCCCATGTCTTCCACCTTTTTCAGGGCGTAGGCTGTCAGGTCGGTCAACGTCTGCTTGCCAAGAGCTCTGAATTTGTTGTCCTCCACGTCCACTGCCACAGGCATTTCCAGCGTCTTGCCACGCAGAGCGTCAGCCAGCAGGGAAAGCTCTGCATCGGCCATTGCCTTGCTGGTGGCGTAGGTGTAGTAATACACGCCCACCGCCAGACCTGCCGCCTTTGCGTTGCGGTAGTTTGCTTCAAAGGTCGGGTCGATGTACAGGCCGTCTGCTCGCTTGGAGAGCCTGCGGTTTGTGCTGACGGTCTTGAGCATGACGCCCTGATAGCCAGCGGCCTTGACCTTCTTCCAGCCCTCCAGTGTAATGCTGCCCTGATACCGGCTTACGTCGATGTAGCGGTAGGGCGGTGCTCCCGTCCACTCGGTCACCTCAGTCACAGATGCCATTGTGTCCTCCTGTTCTACCTGTTCTTCCGCCAAAGCGGCAAAGAAACGGCTCAAAAAGTTAAAAAGTGCGGTCAAAAATGTGTTGTTTATTGCGATCACCCCCCAATGTCCAAGAGTAGGCATTAAGCGCCATGGACGGCCTCCTGCTGGGCCAGCAGCTGGGTCAGCTCCTTGTACTCGGCCTCGGTGATGCGTCCAATGGCGTAGAACACGTCCAGCTTGTCCGCAAGACCAGCGGTCTGTCCGCGCTCGATCAGGCGTTTACAGATACGATACAACATAGTTTTTACCTCATTATGTGGTGGTGTCAGTGGTGGTGTCATCGGTCAGTCCCAGCTCCAGCAGGGCGACGCGGTACTCCTGATCTACCGCCAGGGCGTCCGTGTCCGCCTGCGCGGCCTGCGTCTCGGTCAGCAGCTCGGCCAGCGTAGGGTAGTGGTAGCCGGTGAATACAACCGATACAGTATTCAGCGTATTGGTAAGGGTACATTCAAGCCTTTTTTTGTCGGCCGAAAATAATACTGTGACCGTGAGACTTCCCGCGCTAGAAATGTGAGCTTCATATGTCATACCAGGGGTAAGATTAAAATCAGCTTCGTTTACGCGGAGGTTAACGTAATCTACACCGTCCTGAACGTTAATTGTCTCAGTTTTTCTCCTCCCAATCGTTGTTTTTCCGCTCCACACCAGCCGCGCCTCCGACTTGACCGCCACACTGGCCGCGATGGTGTCATACAGCGTCTTGCCGCTC